AGTGTAGTTCCTCCAATAGTTATAACACCTTCTTTCCCATGATGTGTAGCCATTTAGACCTCCTTTTCTTCTTTGGGTTCTTCAACTTTTTTTGAAGCTTTTTTATCGTTTACCATTTTAAAACCATTTTTTTCAAAGTGTTCAATATGGTCTTCTGAACATTTTACAATGGTTTCGCCTTTTTTCATAGTAACATTTTTAGCCATTATGCACTCCCTCTTGTAAATTCATACAATACCCTTGCTGTAATTCTTACACCACCATAAGGATAAATCGTACCTTCGTCAGTTGATGCTTCAATAATTTGAGTATCAATAGCATTACCATTTCTAGTTATATCATTATCTAATGTTTCTTCAATAACTTCAATTAATTGATTTCTTTTTGTGTCAATATTCGAATCTGTACCTTTAGCAAAGGCAACTATTAAAAAATCTATTGTACCCCTATAAGTTCCTGCACCAGTATCACCTATACTTAAAACTTCCCTTGTTTCATCACCACTTTGCACAAATAAAGCAGGAAACTGTGCATCTGATAATTCTTCAACTTCAAATGGTTCTCTAGTAATTTTTTTAAACTCTATTGGACTTGTTACAGCATCAAGTTTAGTAATTATGTCACCTGCAATATTTTCTCTTTTGCTCATATACCCATTTCTTTAAAATAAAAATTAGAAAATTCTGCTCTTAATTTATCTTCTTCTTTATTGCCTATTGAAAAGAAAGGTCTAGTAATTCTACGTTTACCAACACCTAAAGAATCGTGATAACTTGCAATCTTGGCTCTTTCCATATTTGAAAAAAACAATGTGCTTTTAGAACCACCAGTTCTAAAATCAAGACTTCTAAACATTTTGCCAGTATCGGTAAGGTCTACAAATCCTGTTTGCCTACCCCTCTTTTTTCGGCTTCTAATAGTGCCTTTTGCATACCCTCGCATTTTACCACCATCTGGCAGTTTACCTGCTTGTGTTCGCTTTGTAATCATAAGAACAGCCATGTTTGAAACTCTTTTCAAACCTTTTGTTATGACAGATTTTTGTTTACCTTTTAATTTTTTTAAAAATTTAGTTAGTTCAATAGAATTTACATCAACTTTGACATCTACTGCCATTATCTTACCAATCTAAGGCTATGTAAGGGTTCTTTTTCGCTATCTGATACAGTGCCACCACCATCTTCGTCATATTCAACACCATCTCTTAGAATAGCTTGAAATTCTTCATCATATCTATCTCTATAAAAATCAATCTGGACTTGAAAAGCATCTTTGCCTTCGCCAGTATCTGGGTCTCTCCATTTTGTCAAAATAGGATAAACATATTTCCATAAACATAAATAAACTACTGATTGTGTCCATTGTGAGTCAGTGAGT